GGTCCCCTTGCCTGAGAGGGGTTGGAAGTGTCGTGTTATTACGGCACCACCATCCTATGTCGCCGTGGCGGGTGCGGTCCTCAACAGGGCCCTTTTGAAGGGGCTCCGGAGAGAACCGCGCTGCGCCGGCTTCCTCACAGGCGATCGGAGGGCCACGGTGGAGAAGGTCTTGCGAAAGACCACTCACCACCGTGGCACGGTGGTCATGTCCACGGACTTGACCGCCGCCTCCGACCGACTTCCGCTTGACCTTGTGTCAGCGGTCGTCGAGGGGATCATTGGGGGGTGGGAGGGCCTGCCCACCGTGTGGGCTGATGCCCTGCGGGCCCTTACGGGCCCGCAGGACCTCAGCTACCCGGACGGCTCCTCCCTGCGTTCTTGCAGGGGGGTCTTGATGGGTCTAGGTCCTACCTGGCCCATCATGAGCCTAATCCACCTCTTTTGGGTGGATTACGCTGCCGCCCGAGTAGGCACACTCCGTGCCCGCCGGTCTGCCTGGTTCGGCACCGCCATTGGCGGTGACGACCTGGTTGGCCGGTGGGTACCGCAGTTGGCTGACGCCTACACCCAAGTGGTGCAGGAGTCGGGCGGTAAGTTTTCCGTTGGGAAAGCTTACCGCTCTGCCGACTGCGGTAACTTCACTGAAATGACGTTCGACGTGTTTCAGTCGAGGTCACGGGGTGTGTACCCACGGTGGGCACGGGGCGTCCCGGTGAAGAGCCTCGTCGGCCAACCCCTATCTTTGATAGGGGAGGCCTTCGAGGCAGCCGGTGCGGATGAAGGGCGCCGGGTTCGGCTTCGGAGAGTTCTCCGAACGCTGTATCCCGGCGCACATCGGAGGATCGCCTCTTTGGGCGTTCCTCCGGTGTGGCCTCGCTCCTTAGGGGGAGCGGGGCTCCCTTCATCTCGCGGTCGGACGCAACGGCTATCCGCACCCTTTCGGGTGCGGCTAGCCGTCGGGTTGCTGCTTTACGGCAGCAACCCCTTGGACCACCCGCCTTTTCCAGCGGGTTGGTCCGAGGCGTCCGACCCCCTGACCTTGCGTGCCATGCGCAAGGCCGAGGACTGGCTCCAGGGGGTGCTGCGAGGGGGTCCTCAGGCTAAGGCCTTTGGACCTCTAGCGACCTTCACCGCTCTCTTCGATGAGAAGAGGCGTGTGAGGGCAAGGCTAGCCGCTGTGGGATGCGGCTGCTTTGAGCTCGCGCCGACGTTTTCGTCTTTGCGGGCATCGCTAACCTCGCACTTTGCCGAGGAAGCATTGCTTACCTCGACAAAGGCATTCCCTGGTATCTTCACCAGGACAGCGACCGTCGCCCAGTTCTCCAAATCTTTGGAGGCCTGGGTTCGGCGGACGCTGAAGCTCCGGGAGCTACCCTCGCTTCTCGCCATTGGCGGGAAGCGAGGCGCAGCACCGCTTTGTGCGGTGCTGCGGAGGGCCCGCCTTCGGAGGGAGGCACCCATCGTCCAATTTGGACGACGGATGCCTTCCCTCTTCGGGCGGACCAGGCAAGCGCCGTAAGGCGCCCCGGGTGGAGCGACG